GAATGATTACCGTGATGACAATCCCGGTGGCACTACGCAACGGTTTAATACTAAAGCTGAAGCCGATGCTTCTTTGGGTGGTATGCTAACAGGAAACCCAAGCAGAGACCCTACAAAGACTCAGCCCGGTGAAACTGGTCCTTTTGACCCTAATGCTGGTACAACAGCTAACATTGAAGATCCCGGCCCTATTCCAGAAGAAGACGGCAGAACTCCCGGTCCTGATTTAAGAACCCGTCTTTACAACCTTTTTAACACAGGTTTTCGTTGGGCAGACATTGCTGAAATATGGGGAGCAGGTGAAGAAAGCCTTGAAGAAATACTAGACCGAATTGCAGGTAACATTGACGTAGCACCAGAAGACAGTACGCAAGCTAGACAAATTTTAGGTCAGTACGTAACTGAGTCTTTTGACAGAGCGCAAGAGATTGTTGACACAATGGTTGACAATCCTGAAGAACTTGCGGACATGGAAGACCCCGGCGAACTAACCAAGTTGTTTATAGAACAAGGTGGTATGTCTTTTGCTGGGGCTGCTCCTCCTGTAACTCCTGCTGGATCAAGCGGGCCACTTGTAATAACTGGCGGGGCTGGTGTAACAGGAGAATTTGAAAGAATACAAAACACAGGCGGTAGAATTTTTGGAGATAATGTTCCTGTAGTAGATGAAGACGGTAATCCTGTATTAGACGCAGATGGTAATCCTGTTACTGAATACCGTGAAGGTCTTTTGGACGTAATGGTTCCGTACATTCCCGGCGTGTCTTTGCCTAATTGGATGCCTACTGCTGGCGTTATTTTTCTTCCTACAATACAAGAAGCTGTAAATAAAGTAGGAGACATTATTGACGAAACAGGTATTGGCGAAGCATGGGAAGAAGGCGACATTGGCGAAGTACTAAACGACATTGGTGAAATTATTGTTCGTTCTGGAGAAGCTGCTGCTGGTGTACTTGAAGAAAAAGTTAGTGAAATTATAGGAACTATTACAGGAGCTATTACAGACCCTACTAGAGCAGGTACTGTTCTTGGCGGCGTTATTGGAACAGCGTTTCCTTCTATACCTCAATGGCTTCCTCCTTTAATTTTAGATCCTCGTGTTTATGGCGCAGTGCGTAATGTACTAACACAAAACTTTAATACGCCTGAAGAAGATTTTCCTCCTATAACTGAAGAAGTAGAACAAGACCCTACCCTTATGTTTACTAACAGGGGTAACAATGTTTTTGTAAGCAGAGAAGGTGACGAGTTTTTTGTACTGAGTGAAAGCGAAGACCTAGACTTTGAGTTTAATGGTCAATACACCAGAGAGCAGTTAGAAAACACTGGTTTAGAAATAGTTGATTCAGGTAGATATCAAGAATTACTAGACAATTTGTCGTTTCACGCATTAGAAGAAGACATCTATCAGTACTCTATAGAAGATCTGGTAGCGCGTTACGAAGAAGAAGGAGGAATACTTCCCGGTGACTGGAAAGAGATGGATGAAGAGTCACGGTACAACTACTTCTTAGACGACTACTTCGACATTCCTCGTACAATTGAAGACCCTGATAAAGATGACTTACCGGGTGACGAAGAACCTCCTGTAGAGCCGCCTGCAGAGCCTGAGCCAGAACCAGAGCCACCTGTAGAAGAACCACCTACAGATCAACCAGAGCCTGAACCTGAGCCTCCTACAGACGAACCTGAGCCAGAGCCTACTCCAACTGATATTGAGAGTTTGTTTGCTGACTTCTTGGCACAAATAGACGAAGAGTTCACAGGTCAAATAGAACAAGTCAACGAGATCATTCAGAACTTTGTTGAGACACTGCCTGACTTTGATGCAATGCCTACAATGGAGGACATTGCTGAGTACTTTGAAGTCAACGGCGTTACACTGTCAGAGCAGAACTTTGATCGTATACGTCAAGAGTTAGCTGATGCAGGTTACCTGACACAAGAGCAGTTGACAGAAGCGTTGGCTGGTGTTGCTACGCCAGAGCAGGTACAGCAGGCTATTGAAGGTGCTGGTTTTGCTACACCGGAGCAGGTAATACAAGCGTTAGCAGAAGCAGGTTATGCTACTCCAGACGACATTACTAACGCACTGGCTAACTCAGGGTTTGTTACAGAAGATCGCATGTTACAAGCCTTGGCAGAGGCCGGATACGCTACGCCTGAGCAAGTACGAGAAATAGTTGACAACGCTGTTTCTAATATTGTTATACCTGAAGGCGCAACTGCAGAAGAAGTACGACAGTTAATCCAAGAAGCTATTGACGGTATACCTGAGGGTATTTCTCTTGAAGACGTAGGCGATGTAGTTAATGAAGCTATCGCTAACATTGAGTTTCCTGAAGGTTTATCTGGAGACGACGTTAGAAGTATTGTAGACAGCTTTGGTTTTGCCACTGCTGAAAACGTACAGGACATAGTAAACACAGCTATTGCTAACATTCAGTTTCCTGAAGGGGCTACTACTGAGGAAGTACGTCAATTAATTCAAGAAGCTCTTGATGGTTTACCTGAAGGCATATCACTTGAAGACATTGGTGGTATCGTTAATGAGGCCATAGCTAACATAGAGTTCCCCGAAGGACTGTCAGAGGGTGACGTACGTGGTATTGTAGACAGCTTTGGTTTTGCTACTTCTGCGGACGTACAGGCTGGCTTTGATGATCTTAACGACCGTTTTGATGACGCTATCAACGGTATTGCTACACAGTTTAGCGACCAAGAAGCAGAGTTTTTAGCTAGTATTACAGGACTTGAGGCTTCTCTAATTCAGTCTCTTGCAGCAGTAGAAGGTGGACTCAGTGCTGAACTAGAGATGCTAGGCACTGACCTAATATCTTTACAGGAAGACGTAGCAGGACGCTTTGATGAGTTTGAAGCGTTTACTTCAGAGCAGTTTGCGTTTGCTGCGGATGAGCGTCAACAACTACAGCAAGCCATTATTGCGGCTAACGGTGACATTACACAGCTAAGTGCTGACATGCAACAAATGTTTGCAGACTTTGGTGGCACTATTTCTGATCTGTTTGCTGGCGTAGGTGTTGACATTGAAGCACTACAAGCAGGTCAGATAACGCAGCAGGAAGCACTAGATCAACTGCGTACATCTATAGGCCAACAGTTTAGTACGGCACAGGAAGAGCGTCAAGAGCTACAACAGGCAATCATAGCTGTTGGTGGTGACGTGACTCAGCTTAGTGACGACATGATGCTACGGTTCCAACAACAGGACCAGAGCATAGAGGAGTTGTTTGCCGGTACTAACGTAAACATTGAAGCACTGCGTCAAGGACAAATAACGCAACAAGAAGCATTTGACGCTTACCAGCAGTACACAACAGAACAGTTTGGTCAAGCACAACAAGATCGTCTAGCACTAGCTCAGGAAATAATTAGTGTTGGTGGTCAGGTAGAAGCGCTTAGTGCAGACAGTCAACAACGGTTTGCTGAACTAGGCTTGTCTCTTGCTGATCTTCAAGAAGAGTTTAATGTAAATCTAGTGGGTCTACAACAGGGTCAGATTAGTCAGGCTGAAGCGTTTGGTCAGTTTAGGGACAGCGTTACTACACGACTGGGTTTGGCAGAAGAAGAACGTGAAGAAATACTAACACGTCAAGCTGACTTTGAAAGAGTGTACGGTGAAGAGCAACAGGCGCTACAACAACAAATCATGGGCGGTAACGTACTAACTGCTTTGGCTGCTGGAGGAATGTTCGCTGCTCCTACTGCTCCCACTAGAGCGCCGTATAAAGAGTTTAAGGAAGGCATTACGTACCGTCCTAGAGAAGCACCACAGCTTGCTATTAAAACACCAGCGCTAGACTACAACGAAGAAGCACAAAAACTATTAATGCGGACCCGCAGACGAGGAATGTTAGTATGACGTATCTTAACCTAATGAACAATGTACTGCGTAGGCTGCGTGAAGAAGAAACCACGTCAGTTACTAGTACTACCTATGTCAAAATGGTAGGTGACTTCATTAACGATGCTAAGAAGATAGTAGAAGAAGCTAACGACTGGTCTGCCCTGCGTGAAACCATTGTTGTAACTACTACTGCTTCCGACAACAGTTATTCGTTGACTGGTGGTGGTGACAACGTAAAAGTAATGTGTGTCCTGAATGACACCAGTAACTTGTTCATGGACTACCAGACAAAAGACTGGTTTAACGAACAGTTGTACATTAGCAGTGCAGCAGAAGGCACACCACGGTACTACACGTACAACGGTCTAGACTCTAGTGGCGACACAGAAGTTCTCGTAGGCCCAACACCAGACGCTGTGTACAGCCTTAGGTTTGACGTAATCAAGCGACAGGCGGACTTGAGTGCTGCAACGGACTCTCTACTTGTTCCTGCCATGCCTGTTGTTCACTATGCAGTAGCTCTCTTGGCTCGTGAACGTGGTGAAACAGGAGGCACATCTGCCGCTGAGTACTTTAGTATTGCTGATAAGTTTTTGTCTGACGCTATTGCTATAGACGCAGCAAAGCACCCTGAAGAGATGGTATTTAGGACTATTTGATATGGCTCAACAACTGCAAAGTATCAATCTTGTAGCTCCAGCATTCAAAGGTGTTAACACCGAAGACTCGCCGTTGGCTCAAGACCCGTCGTTTGCAGAGATTGCAGACAACGCTGTGATTGACAAACGTGGCCGTATTGCTGCACGTAAGGGCCACACTGTTGTAACAACAAACAAGACTGTACTTGGTACTGACTCGTTACGGTCTATCAAGGAATACAAGGACAACGCAGGAAACACCAAAATATTCTCTGTTGGTAACAACAAGATCATTAGCGGTACAACCACACTAGCGGACGAAACTCCCGGCAGTTACACAATCAGCGCTAACGACTGGAAGATTGTAAACTTTAACGACCACATGTTTTTCTTCCAACGTGGTTACGAGCCTTTGGTTTACTCTAATCACGTAGGGTCGGTGCAAAAAATGTCGTTACATCCTCATGCCTCAGGTGTTGCCAGCACTATGTATGGGCATGAAGTATTAGCGGCGTATGGTCGGTTGTGGACTGCGGACTTTAGCACTAACAAGTCTACTATTTACTGGTCTGATTTGTTAGACGGAACAGTATGGTCAGGTGGCTCTAGTGGAAACATTGACGTGTCCAAAGTATGGCCTGACGGTTACGACGAGATTGTAGCTCTGGCGGCACACAACGGTCTGTTGATTATTTTTGGTAAGCACAGCATTATTGTGTACGACGGTGCTACTTCTCCTGCTTCTATGACTTTGTCAGATACCGTAGCAGGCATTGGTTGCGTCAACAGGGACACTGTGCAGTACACTGGTACAGACGTGTTGTTCTTGTCGCACACGGGTCTTAAGAGCTTTGGTAGAACAATACAAGAAAAGTCAATGCCTATCAGCAGCTTGTCTGGCAACATTACTAAGGACATCATTGCTGCACTACAGAATGAGACAGAGTTCTTTAGGTCTGTGTACAGTCCTGAGGAGGGCTTTTATTTACTAAGTTTTACTGGTCAGGACGTGACGTACTGTTTTGACGTTAGAGGGACACTAGAAAACGGGTCGTACCGTGTGACACGTTGGCCGTCTACCAAGTTTACATCGTTTACACGTTTAGAAGACGGTACATTGTACATTGGTACAACAAACGGTATCAGCACGTACACAGGCTACAGCGACAATGGCAGTGGTTACAGGTTCAAATACTATAGCCCAAGCTTGACATTTGGAGACAGCTCTAGAGTCAAGATTTTGAAGAAGTTGAAGCCAACACTGGTTGGTGCAAACAATGCAACAGTGTTTCTTAAGTGGGCTTATGACTTTGAAACAACATACGCTACTGCAGAGTTTACAGTAGGTAACCAGATTACTGGTTTTTATGGTGAAAGTGAGTACACCACCGTAGAGTTTACAGCAGGTCAGTTGACCAACGCAAGAGTACTTAATACAACAGGATATGGAACAAGTGTACAGGTAGGTTTAGAGTCAGAAATTGACGGCTTTGCTTTGTCACTGCAGGAGATTAACGTAATGGCTTTGATAGGAAAGCTACTTTAACGGGAGAGAACTATGGCTGGTCCTATAGTAACAGGTAATACAACATCTACCACAGAGGAAAGCTCAGGAGACTTCTTAGATATGTTAGGAGGTCTTGGTTCGTACCTAATGCAGCCTGACGTTTTGCTTCCGGGTGTTGTCGGTGGACTACTAACAGGCGAAGCCTATGGGCGTCTCAGCGACATAGGTAGACAAGCCAGAACAGGCGCTGAGGAACTCGCGGCTACGCAACTAGAGCAGACACAGTTTAGACCCTTTACTGTGACTACTGCTACTGGCGCTGGCATGGGCACTAGGGTTACTCCTGAAGGTGGCATTGAAACCACTATGGGCTTGTCCCCAGAAGAAGTTGCACTACAGCAACAACTTATGGGAGGTGCTGGAGGATTCTTTGGTCAAGCAGTACAGCCTAGAGAGGACCGTGAGCAGGCTATCTTTGAACGTATGCGTAGAGCGCAGCGTCCTGAAGAGGAACGTCAGCGTTTGGCTCTGGAAGAACGATTAGCGGGACAGGGACGCCTTGGGGTTAGCTCTGCTGCCTACGGTGGCGCTACTCCTGAAATGCTGGCTATGGCTACGGCACAAGAAGAAGCCCGTAATAGAGCTATGCTAGGCGCTATGCAGCAGGCACAAGCAGAACAAATGCAACAAGCACAGCTTGGACAAGCGTTCCTAGGCGCAGGTTACGTACCACAGCAGCAACTTATGGCGGCTACCCAGCCTGCACAACAGTTGGCAGCGTTGCAACAACAGGCGCAACTACAAGGCGCTGGTTTGTTCGGTGAAGCAACTATGTCAGGTCTTGAGGCTCAGTTGGTTGCAGAGCAGGCACGGGCTAACTTGTTGGGTCAAACAGGTGCTGGCTTATTGTCAGGGGCTTTGACACCTAGGTCAACAGGAAACTCTAGCCTTATTTCAGCACTAGGTAGCATATTTGGTCAAGGAGGCTCCTAATGGCTAAGTTTTCACAAGAATTTTTAAGACAGATGGCTACTCCTGCTTTCGGGCAGGGGATGTTTACTGCTGCAAAACAAGCGGCACAGCTTCCTGCACAGTTACAGCAACAAAAAATGCAGGGTACACTTCAGTCTGGTTTGTTTCAGTTAGAGCAAAAAGCAATGGCTGGTACACTTACTCCAGAAGACTATCAAAAAGCTGTTACTGCCTACGGACAAGTAGCGCAGGCAAGCCCTGAACTTGCTGGAGAAATTAGATCTTCTCTATCTAGAGTAGGTACTGCGGTAGGCGCACAAAAAAGAGCAACTGATCAGAACAAAGTTAAATCAGAAGTAGCTAATCTTCGTCAAGCGGCTTTGGCTGTACAGTCTAAAAAAGGACTAGACCCTGAGGTAAAGCGACAAACTTTAGCTAAAATGAAACTAGACTTTAATCGAATCAAAGAAGCCAACCCTACTGTAGATCTTTCTAGCTTTGAAGGAATGTTTGAAGATGTTGTTGTGGAGGCGGCTCAACTTGATAGGATTGCTAAAGAAGCAGCAGACTCAGAAGCTCGTGACCGACTCTCAGCTCAAATTTTTGGAATAAAAGATTTTGAAGCTCTTGAAACACTAACGGACAGCCTGCTAAAAACTAATCCAGAACAAGCTGAGGCTATTAAGAAGTTTTCCCAAATACAACAAGCAAGTATTGAAAACAAACGAAAAAGAGAAGAGGCACGTGTAGAGAGACAATATGATATTACAGCCGATGTAGGTACAATAAGCCAACAAGCAGAAGATTTACCTGACTCAGTTCGTGAATTAGTTCAGGCTAAATTAACAGCTGCTGAACAAGAACAACAAAAATATAGGCAAGGCGGTGTATGGACTAATTCAGTAGCAAGAAAAAGAGCGGAGTCACTTATTGAAGATGCTGTTAGCCAAATTGAAAGATTTACTTTTGCTGAAGCAGGCAGAACGCTAACTCAAATAACTTCTCTTGAAAGCGATCTTGCTGAACTAGCAGCACAAGGCGAGCCTACCGCTCAACCTCTTGAAATTATGAGAGTAGCAGAAGGTCTTGCTTTACAAAAACACGGTAGAGATTACTCTGATTTACCTCAAGGTAAACAACAATCTATATACGAAGAAGCAGTTCAAGCAGAATCAGAGCGAGTCAAAGCTGCTTATCAACGAGAGATAACTATAAAAACAAGACAGCTATCTGCTTTACGTGGTGAAGAAGTAACAGAAGAAGAGCCAGAAAAAGAAACTTCTAAGTTTATTGAGCCTGTTTCTAAAGAGGCTGTAGCGAAAGCAAGAGCTAACGGACAAACTGACGCTCAGATTAGACGTACATTCCAAAAAATGGGCGTAGACAACGCAAAAATTATTGAGTTACTTTTTGACTAGGAAAAAATCATGACTAAAGAATGGTATGAATACGGCGCTGATGAATCTGTTCCTGCTTCTGCATACGTTCCTTGGTACGAGCGTGAAGCTGAAGAAAAAGTAGACGACGATTACAGTGCTGTACGATCAGGAGTCGTAGGCTTTGTAGAGACTGCAATAGGCGCAGGTGACGAGCTAGACGCTACTATACGTTTGTTAGTAGGCGAAGCAGACAACTGGTCTGAAGCTATTGGACAGTCTAGATCAGAACTGGCCGCATTTAAAGAAGAAAACCCTTTAATGTCTGGTGCTATCACTGGTGCTGGATTGATAGGTGCTTTTTTTATTCCCGGCGCAGGTCTTGCAAAGATTAGTCAGGGTGCTAGTAAAGCAGCACGTACTGCTAAGGCCGCTGGACTAGGTGCTGCTGAAGGTGCTGCCTATGGTTTCTTAAGCGGTGAAGATGAAGAGCGTTTAACAGGTGCCGCTATTGGTGCTGGTGCTGGCGGTGTTTTAAGTGGTGCTGCTGGACGTTTTTTAACCAAAGGCGCGGACGAAATAACTGAACAGCCTTTGCGTAAAGTTGTTGAAAGAGAAGACAAGCCAGTAGACATAGGCGGTGCTGAAGGTTTTGCTAATCGTGGCAGAGCCGCTTCTGGTACAGGCGACTTAGACACTAACACACATACTAGAAAGTCTACGTCTGTAGTAGATGACGATGCTGTTCCTGCTAGTATTCACGACGATCCTAAAAAAGGCAGTAGATTAAGAGGATCTTTACTACTAGGCACAAAAGAGTGGGTTGAAAAAAACGTAGGCATCAGAGCAGCTAGACTGGTAGAAGATTCTGAGACAATGGTGCGATCAGAAATGCATGACATTGACGTTATGTTTGATGACAATTTTGGGTTCATTAACAAAGTGTTTGAGGATGACACAGCGTTTAAAAGTCTTTTCTTGCGAATGAACAAAACCATTGACGAGCCTAACAGGGCTACGTTTGATATGGCGCGACGATATGCAAAGACTGATGATCAGAAAAAAGCTGTTGACATACTAGAGTTACAGTCAAAAGTTTTGAGAGATCTAGACTTTGTGCCATATGAAAGATTTGACGATTACATGCCAACAATAAACATTGCAGGTACTTCTGGTGTAACAAAAGTATCTGACTATGACAGCCCGTTACAGGCTCTTAAGAACATGGCTAAGGATGTATCTGCCGCCCGTGCTGTTGCTCGTCGGTTTAACCTTGACATGTCTAAGTATGAAGACGAAGCTCGAAAGTTAATTGTTGAAAACACTAAGCCAATGTCTCGACTGGAGTTTGTTATTAAGAAGGTTAGGGACGAAGCACGTGATCAGGCATCAAGACAAGGCAATGTATCTGACCCGTCTGCTGTTGCAGATAACTTAAGAGACGCGCTACGAAGTGTGCTTGTATCTGCTAAGACAGGCGGTGATGCTGTCGGTGCTGTTGCTAGAAGAGGTATCTCAGCCGCTCTGCTGGCTAACCCGATGAACGCTATCCTTAACTTTGTTGAAGGGTTTAACTCTCCTGTTTATCAAAACGGTGTTTTAGCTTGGATGCAGACAGTACCAAAAGCTGTACTAGCTACATTTAATAGAGAGTTTGGCGCGGTAGAAGGCAGGAAGTGGTTATCAAATAAACAGTTAGGTTTGAATAACTACATGGGTGAAGTACAGAACGCTGCTAAAAAGACATTTGAAGAAGGTGTAGAAACAGCACGTTATGCAAAGTTACCGACTGCAGCTGCAAGCGTTGTAGATAAAGTAGGCGAAGCTGCTTACACGTTATCGGGTGTACGAGACGTTAACAGAATGAGCCAAGAAATCTTGACTAACTCTTCTATCAAAAGAGGAATGAACCTAGCTAAGAAAGGTGATGAAAAGTCTATGCAAAAGCTACGCGATCATCCCGGTATGCGCGGCCTGTCAGACTCTGAGTTTAACAAAACTGTAGATGCTTTGAAGGAAGGTAAAGTATCTGACCCTTGGGTAGTTAACTTTGCTGGTGCATCTTTGAACAAGTGGCAACCAGTTAGTGCAAGTGCAATGCCTAAAGCGTACAACGACAATCCTAACTTTCGTATTATGTACAGCATGTTATCGTACATGAATAGGCAAATGAACAACCTACGTACAGAAGTTGGTTTGAATATTCTTAAAGTAGGTGACAAAGGATTAAACACTAAAGAAGGCGTACAAGCAGCAAAGGCGGCAATGCTTAACAGTGCTAAGTATACTGCTTTGTTTGGTGTTGTTGCTGGTATCTGGGACGATGCTCGTAAGACTCTTGACTTTACTAATGATAAGTATATTGAAGATGTCTTAACTCCTGAAGGCATAGCTAGTGCATCTTTTAATCAACTTGCCTCTAACATAAGCAGTGGTGTTATTAACATACGCGCTCAAGAATATGGTGGTGATCCTCTTAGCGTTACTCCTGCTCCTTTGTCAGCAGCTGCTAAACTATCTACAGGTGTAGGCAAGCTACTAACAGAGGGCGATGTAGACCCACTGCTTAGAGCAACGCAGACCTACACGCCCGGTGTTGCAACGATTGATAGGATTGTGAGAATGACCCCCGCTATTCAAGATCAGCTAGGCAGGGGCCGTTTGTTTACAGACTAGATCTCGCAGTTGTTACCAGTACAGGCTAACGTCTGTGACCCTTCAGTCATATCAGAGTTTTCAGAAATATTCCAATCGATTGTTTCTGGGAACTCTGCCTTCAACTTCTCATAAGTCTCGAGATCAACAGGCTCATAAGGTGCTTGCTGGTATGTGTGTTCACTGTACGGCAAGAACGACACGCCACTGATCTTATCGAACTTGTTATACAACCACTGACCTACCTCTAAGAACTCATCGTCCCTGTAGTAACAGGTCATTGACGGTTTGTGTTCACACCAAAAGTCCTGATAAATCTCCCACAGTTCTAACTGCTCCATTGCACCCATCTCAGAGGCCGTCACAGCCCCGTCAGGAGACTTTATAGGGAAGGAGAATACCTTGGTACTGGGTGACATTACATCGTCCTCTACGGGTATTCCTGCGGCCTCAAGGACTGTACATAGTGGGTCTCTTGCATCTGCTCGTACTCGTCTGATGTACTGGTGTGCGTATCGTGGATGTATACCGCTAGCAGAATCAACCAGTTGAGACACAGTACCGCTAGGCTTAACGGCGGTAATAGCAGTAGAAGTATTAATAGACAGTCGGTCAGCCCATGATTTATTCGTTCCGATAGCCTCTTCACGTAACTCAGTAAGCCATGTTTTGAGGACACCTTTATCTCTCCTTCCCGACAACGTCGGATGATCCATGATGCCTGTTAGTGATACACCAAGCAGTGCTTCTTCCTCAGTGTTGTTCTTCCACACCTTACGTAGGTAACGGAAGTCAGTCAAGGTAGCCTGTAAAGTTCCAAGGATAGTCGCAACACGTACTTTTCGTTTGAGGTCTGAGAGCGTATCTGTTGCCCTGACAACAACTTCCGATAGATTGCAGAATTGGTAAGGTCGTAGGATGATCTCGCTACATGGATTAGTTCCAAAATCATAGGTAGCATCTCGTCGCTCGTTCTTTGCAGCTTGCTTTTGACTTGCGACTCTAGAGAACATACCTCGCTCTCCTGATCGGGACTCGTATAAACTTTTCCACTCATTTAAAAATGCCTCAAAGTCTGGCTTCTCTGTATAACATGCACTGTTGTTGGCTAGGCCACGCTGAGGATTGTCTTGCCACCATTGGCCTGACTTACATCTTCGGAGTCTATCGTCAGTGAGGTTAGACAAACTGATGAGAGCACTTCTGCGAACTCCCCCGACAACGACGATCTGTGCAATCTTACAGCAGAGATCGTGACATTCGATTGAGGAGAGTTTACGTCCATGAGCTTCCCGAAAGACGTCAACGGTGAAGTTAAACAGATCGACAAGAGGTTCTGGACCAGATGCTCTACCGCCGAAGGTCTTAAGGGCTGCGCCTGCAGATCGTACTCCAGATACGTCCCACTTTGGAAGCTGACCCGAATAGAGCAAGCTAATAAGCTCTCTGTATGCTTTAGCCCAGCCAATTTTAGAATCGGCGACGTGTATAACGGTATCGGTGTCATGAAATTCCTCCGCAACTTCTGGTAGTTTAGATACGTATTGACGCTCAACGCTAAAGCCTACGCCTGTACCGCACATCAGGACATACATCATCTCGTCAAACGCTTTGGGGTGATCGATAGGCATGTAACTACAGTTGAAGCCAGCAACATTATCACGGTCTAGTGCTTCACCAGCAGTCATCAAAGCCCTCATACTAGGCATAACATCTAAGCTATGAATGTCTGCAAAGATACCATTGGCTTCTTCAAGAGTAAGCTTACCTTTCTCAACCCAGAAGTTTAGGTACCTGTCGATTGTTTCTTCCCAAGTCTCACGCCGTTGCTCGTCTGGTAGGTAACGTGCGTAACGGGACTTGTGAATGTATTGTTGATATGCGTCCATTAAATTAGTTCCTTAATTAATTTGTCAATGTACCATCTGCACTTGCGTAAATCTTCTACTGGTTTTCCTTTGTAATCGTAGCGCCACAGATACTTCAGTGCGTTACCTTTCAGATAGCCTTTGAACTCGTCGGCTGGCATTGAAGCCTTGATAGCTTCGATAGCTTCGATAGCACCTTTGTTGTAGTGATCGGGTTGCTCTACAGCATCTGTCTTTTTTGGTTTCCTGATAGACAAATTGTTCAACGACCTTAAAGTATCCCAATCATTAGGGGTTGCGTTGTCAATACTCATCCGTACTTTCTCCTTAAATAGTTCATGCTGATCGGTAGCTCATCAAAGGAACCGTTGTCTACTTCGTTGAGCATCCATATTCCAGACCAGCTACCGTTTGTTTGAGGGTTTAAGTAGTCCTCATCATGGTTGTAATAGATACCAGCAAACAAACCAGTGATGTTAGTACCGTCTGCTTTACGTGCATAAGCTATGTCTCTATCCTGAACATGTCCCATGATGCACGACATGAACTTCTTTTGCAACATTAACTTTGCACACGTTACTGGCCTACCCATAACACCGCTGGTAAAGTAGTGACAATAAGCGATACCATCAATGATGATAGGTTCAAGGAACGGTACAACTTCCCAGCCGTCTTTCTCCAACTGAAAATCATCGTAGCTCATCAACCCCTCAAGCTTTGCGTCTGTCTCGATGGCACGTTCGATGCGATGTTCATGGTTGCCTAACAAGAACACCATGCGTGGGTTCCATGTCTTCTTCTTGTGAAGTCGCAGTCTGCGTTGCTCATCAAGGATAGGATGTAGGAACGCCCACATAGCATGCTTACCAGCTTCGATGTCGTTCACGTAACGCCTACCCTCGAACGACTTCTTTCCAACGTCATAGCTACTGAGACTTGGCATGTCCCAGTGATCCCCCAGATGAATGATAACGTCGGGTTTAGTTGCGGCAGCATATCGACCAGCCCAGTAAAGGTGGTCAACAGGCATGTCAGGTTTAACCTGTGTGTCAGGTATTACAAGATGTCTAGTCATAGTTTCTTGCTCCATCCAGCAGGACAAGTCTCCATAGTGTACCATGTAAAGCCTTGCTTCTCTGCCCATTCTTGCATGGTGTATTTTGTCCCGTCACTTCTACGTCTTGCTCCGGGCATTGGTGTTCTTGGGTTTTGAAAGATAAATACTAACTCTTCCCAGTCACCAAGACTTGCTCTTACGTCCACATACTTCCTAGCTTCAGCACGATCTCTGAACCTTCCTTTAGCTTCGATGTATAACGTACCTACACCGTCATGGTAAATGAAGTCAGGCTCATATGTTTTAACTTGGGTGTATGTAAGACCTTCAGAGTGGTACTCACACTGCTTTAGCTTTTGATGTAGGTCATATTCAAACCAGCTATCAAAACCTCTAGGCAGACTTCGTTTCGTTCTCTTCACTTGGTCTTTCCCATAGTTGATTAGGTTCACGACGTAGCCAGAGCAGCCTAGCGTTCTCGATTACACGCTCTTCAGACTCTAACAACTCAACGCACTTGTTAAACATCTCTATCTCTGACAGTCCTTCAAGGAGTTTCTGAGACTTCTTATCACCAATACCATACACACCGACAATGTTATCAGCTTTGTCGCCCATGATGATCTGACGATAGAAGAACAGTAACCCTTCCTCTTCATTGACAGATGTTAGTTCACGCTTGTTGAAGTTGTAATGTCTGCACGGTACTTGCTGGAAGTCCTTATCAAGACTGACAATGATGCTGTCAGGGGTAGCGGTAGCGTCGATAGCAATCAAGTCATCAGCTTCCTCATCCTTAGTAACAACAGCATTCCAATCGTTAACAAGATACTCACGTATAGCTTGCAAGTGTACAGGCTTTTCTTTGTCCTTACGGTTACCCTTGTAAGGCGCAGTAACGGCTATGTCATTACGAAAGTTACCCTTACCTGTCAGGTAGACACGGTAGTCTGGCTCGTCATCTATCTGTGTGTATAGATCACTGATCAGATCAGATAAGAAACTGCCCGTAGTATAACAGGCAGTCTTAACTGACTCATCATTGCACTTGAAAGCACAACGATAAGCTACGATGTCACCGTCAATTAGGATCACAACGCTTCTTCTTCAGAGACTGAGTTGTCAGTGTACTCAATCAATTCAGTCACCTTCATCTTGATCATTGATGGTGAACGACCTGTACCAACAGACCAATCGTAGTAGCCTACCACTGCTACTGCTTGTGATCCGTTAGCAATGAGAACGTCTTCAGGTATCTCAACACCGTTCTCGTCTGTCAACCGCATGGGGTTCTTAGACTTCATGGTGATGAAGAACTCCCGCTCGTCACCTTTGTTGCTAGGTGCAATACCCATCTCTTCAATGGCTTCGATAGCTTTCTCGCTAAGGTTGCCAAGCTGCACTTGGTACTTGTTGCTGTACTTGTTGAGCTTGTTACGCTCGCACCAGTAAACAGTTCCGCGAACAGTGATGGGTGGTAGTTTGTTAGCTGTCATAGATTTCTCCTAGTGAGTTTCAGCCCAGTTGTTGCCTACACGATACTCGCCGTCTAATGGACACCGTAGGCCAAGCGTCTCTCCGGCGATTCTGATTGAGCGCACACCGATACGTCCGACTGTATCTGCATAATGCGCTGGTGTTTCTATCTGCCACTCGTCATGTACGTTGGCTACGAATTTATGTGGGATGTTGCGTAGTTTATCTGCTAAGTGTACCACCGCTTGTTTCATAACGCAAGCCCCTGCACCCTGTAAAAGTGTATTCAATGCGGCGTGTTGGGATCTGACTCTGAGCTTTCGTCCGTCGAGGCCATCAAGTATGCCTGACTGAGCCTGTCTGTCAGTTCTTCTTCTAAGTTCTTCAAGAGCAGGCGTGTTGTGTAGAAATCTCTCTTTAAGCCTTCTTCCAGTGCCGCTATTTCCTCCAACGATAGCTCCGATCTTAGCATCTCCGGCCCCATACAGAAACGCATATATGAATGTCTTTGCAAGAGGTCGTGTCTCAAGTCCCGCAGCCCGTTGATTAGCTGTATGAATATCGCCATTGAGGATTTCATTTGTATAGTCTTCATCATCCATGTAATGAGCCAACATGCGTAGCTCTAATCCGCTGGCGTCAATACCAACAAGTACGTTACCTTCATCAACAGTCCAGCATGATCGACACTCAGTACCAAACGGTGCAGATACCGCAGGAACCTGAGCCATGTTAGGTGCCTGGTGTGTCATGCGTCCGGTCACAGCACCGTTGGTGATGACCCTACCATGTACCCTGCCGTCATCCTTGACTGCCTTCAACCAGCTATCGATCTGCGCCACTCGTTTTTGCAACATCATGTACCGTGCAACAGCCTTAGCTTCGGGAAGATTTATCCCATCAAGTACCTTCTCATCAACGATGATGTTTCCCTTCTCAGTCTTCTTGTCAAACTTGACACCAAGACTTTGCAGACGCTCTGCTATCTGCTTCCGTGAGCCGGGATTAAATACTGTTACCTTGTCCTTCAGTTGCTTACCTGTCTTCTCTGACCAACGTTCTTCAACGATGGGTGGGAAGATAGCTTGTAACTCTGCTTCGATGTTGTTCATCTCAAACATAAGATCCATCATCAACTTCTCTGCGTATTGTATATCCAACCTGAAGCCGTTACGTTCCTGCTCAGTCACGATCCAGCCTACACGATGCTCAAGATCAATACACTTCTCAGAGAATCCTTCCTTGCGTAGTTGTAACTCTAACCACTTATGAACCTGCTCAGTTAGTTCAACATCAGCTATGCAGTATCGGACCATCTCTTCAGTAAGGCCTGCATCGAAGTCCTCGAATGCAATTTTTCCATCTCCTCCAAGAATTGCGCCCCAGTTTCGCAGGGAATGTCCGCCTTCTTGACTGGGGTTGTAGAGTCTGGAGAGGTAGAGAGTGTCCACAACATGATCCCTAGAGATGTGTACGTTCCAAACACGATCAAGAACACCAACATCGAATCCGATGAGATTATGTCCCACAATTTTCTCAGCATCATTCAACACCTTCTGCAAAGTACTGGCTGTAGTGTGGACTTGTATATCGTTTTTCACCTTCGTAACTGCACACCAGATCGTTGAGTGATCCAAAGTAGTTTCGATATCCAAGTAACAGATACTCATAGTACGCCTCGTTTAATTCGTTTTGTTCAGGATTGTGATTAAACTTCTGATAAGTCTCCGTCAACTGTTCCTGTTCTAATATCCAATTCCCAATCTTGCTCATGGTAGATCATCTCCTCTACGTCTGCGAGTGTACGTAAATCTGCGCGGTCGATTACATCACCGTCATCTAGCGTAACAGCAAAGCATCTGTTGCACAAGTCTACAAACTCTTCGCTAACTGCATACCGTCTTGTCGCTTCGTAGTCTGTAAGCTCTACGTCACACGCTTTACATCTCACAACACGTTCTCCTCACGTTCTTCTCGTTGTGTTAGTCGTCCTGTCGCCTCGTTGTAGAACACCTCACATGCCTTGCCTGTCTTTCCAGTGTATCGGTTCTTCAACACACGTAGCACGGTCGTATTCTTCACGATAGGGTCATCAGCCTGACTGTTACGCTCCGCACCGATGACTGCATCAGACAACTGTGCAATCGAGGCAGAGCCACGCAGCATACCCAGACTAGTCACTGCGCCGTCCTCCAACTGCTTGCCTTCTGGCCTGCGTAGGTGGCTGACAAGGAACATACAGATGTTCATCTCCTGCACGAATGTTCGCAGTTTTGTCATGATCATGTCAAGTGCGCGGCGTTCATCCCCGTTGCTTTGATCGGACACCAGTATTGATACGTGATCCAGCACGATGAATCTAACACCAAGTACCTTCACAAAGTACCGCATCCTGCCTAACACGTTCTCGATCTCGTTGCTGCCGAAGTGTTCCCAGAGATAGACACGGTTCTCGTAGTCCATCGTATCGTAGACTAGGTCGATGTCAGTGTCGTCATACTCACAGTCTGGAAGGTGGATAGGTTTGTTCAGTTCAAGACCTACGAGTCCACGCATGGTACGTTCAGGTGTCTCCTCGAGAAACATCAGACCAAGGTTGTCATCCGACTGTGCCATGATGGAGCTGACTACCTCACGCAGTAGCGTTGATTTACCCAGTCCAGAGCCAGCACAGATCGTCACAAGCTCTGCCATGCGTATGCCGTACAGATGT